TCTTTTTGCTGACCATTTTTTGTTCTTATCTTTCAATAAGTCTGGCAATATTGTCAATGCTTCTTTTAAAATTGTGCTTTTCATAGTTTTTTTAGTTCAAAATGTGGATAATCTTGGAAAGTATTATCTTTCAATTCAGTATCACTATCCCAATCTCCTCCCCATCTTAATGAATGAGTAACCTTGTTTTCTTGCTTTAATTTATATGCAATGCCTTGCACAATTCCTGCAAAGTATATCATTCTTTTTGTATCCTTCCAATCTATTGGATAAGGCACTACATCAACTGCCAGTGATGGTAATTGATTATGTTTAGAATTTGGATATTTTACTTTGCTAAATCCTTTTTGAAACGCATCATCTTGTTCTGCCATAGATCGATGTCCACAAATTACAGAACAATCAAAGTAATTTATAACTTCATTAAAGATTCTTTGCAAATCTCCGTGAGCTTGCACTAAATTTTCTTTTGATTTATTACTAAATTTAGCCATTCTTAGACATTATCTTTTGTATGTTGTAAACTAACACTGAACACAAGACAAGTATTGTCAGAACACCTTCAATGTCCATAAGTGAAAGTGATATTGCACCCAAGTTGATGGAATTAAAACCAGCTAAATCATTTAGTGTTTCTTTCATTTCGTTTTTTCAAATATACATCTAACAATTGCTTGTTGATTTTTTTCTTTTCTTGATTGCTTTTGCAACCTTTTTTTCTGCCTGCCATTACTTGCAACAATTCCAATTTGCAAGTTTGTTGTTTCCCCTATTTGCACCAGATATTGTCAAACCTGCTTCAGCATATGTTTGTGTGTCTGGATACATATCTGCACCACTATTTGAATTGTATTCTGGAAATGATGAAGTGTTGTTTGTCAAGTATTCAATCAACCGTTCAGTGTAGAATTGTGCATTGCTTCTTTCAATGTCAACTAATCTTAAAACTTCAGCTTGTGAAAGTGCAGTGATGTTGTCCACGTTTCTTGAACCAATAGTTCCGTTCAGAATTTTACCTTGTAAATAAGGATAAAAGTTGACCAGTGTCCATTTCAATGTTGCCATCTGAACATAATCTTGTAATAATGTTTCATATACACCAGTGATTGTTCCAGCAGTGATGTCAGTTTTTAGTTTGTTAAACAAGTCAGTTCCAAGAATCGGTTGTATCTGTGAATCTTGTGCTTGTATAATTGAAGGCAACAAATCTTTTTCATCAACCGATCCATCAAGGTGTGAATACGCTTTGATATAAGTTGCATCAATATATATTACTTGTGAAGGTAGTGCCATGTTTTTTGTATTTAGTTTTTCATGAAGGGGGGATTCACTTTTCCGTTGTTTGGCATATCATATGGTGCAATTGATTCTGTTCCTTTCTGCTTAATGAATGGATTGTTTCCAACTCTTTGTTCATTCTTTAAACCATCACTTGGTAAAAACCGACCACTGACTTGTTTTCTGAAATATATTCTTCTAAGCCAACCATGTCTGCAATAGCAACCACCTTTGAATTCAAATATGTCATATGTTGATTGTCCTTTTTCAGCAAATGCACCATTGATACCATCAGATGACAATTCGTTTATGTCTTCAAGTGTCCATTCAAGACCTTGCCTGGACCAAGACATCATTTGGTCACAAAACTTTCTTGATTTATTTCCAGCTTTGTTTGGTGTGTTGCTTGTCTTTTGATAAGCATATCTAACTTTGTAAAGACCAACATCAAGTGAAGATTTTGCATCTGCATCAGCCATTGATTTTGTAGGCATTTTGTTTGCGAACTTGTGCAGATTCTGTTGCACATTCTCAATTTCTTTTATTTTCTTTTTTGCCCATGTAAAACCTGCATCGCCACCCCATAATGCCCAAGCGATACGACCACGTGATGGAAAACCTTCTTGACCAGGTTTGAAACCTTCACCTTGTTTGCTTGATTTTTCGTGTCTGCTGAAGAATGAATGCATTCTTTTGATTGTTTCAACGCTTAAATTTTTATTGTTTGCAATATCTCTTGCCCTTGAAACACCAACTTGTGTTCCACCACGACCATATTCTTTTCGCCAATCCAAACCTTTTCTTGCTTCTTCAATCATTCCAGAAGTTGGTTTGGTGTTTATGTCTTCAATAGTTTTTAAAGATGTCTTTGTTGGACATTCTTCAGAAATCAATTGCCATTCATCATCATTGTTTTTTTCTGCAAGAACTTCAAGTTTTGACAAGAAGAATTCTGCTTGGTCATCACTTAAATGTGGTCTTTTATCTTTTTTTTTTGATGACATTGTTTCAAGTAATTGTTCACCAGTTGAACTAAAGAAACCTTTTGCAACATCTTCTGGAAGTTGTAAGAATTGAACTAAGAAAACAACTGCTTGTTCTGGTGTCAAAATACCTTCTTGAACCTTTGCAACAATATCAATTGCAGAACTAATCTGAGCACCATTGTATGATGCATCAACTTTTTCAACTTCTGTTTCTTCAACCATTCCACCAACTTCATCAGAAATTGTTGCATCTGCATTTGGAATGACATCAACTGCAACTTCTTCATTGATTGTTTCTGCTTCTGTATCTGCAAATTCAGTTTTAAACAAATCAAATGGTTCAAAGAATAACTGAAGATTGATACCAGATTCAGCCATCAACAATTTCAACGCATCAATTATCACATCTCTGAATGGATTGACAACCGTTTGTTCAAATAGTGCTGATGCAGTCTGAAGTTCTTCAGCATTATTTCCAAGACCACCACCATCAATATTGACACCAAACAATCTTGGTGAAACAACTCTGTTTCCAACCATTATTTTGTTGGTGATTTCTGTTGATAGGAATTGGAATTGCTTGTCTGCATCTGACAATGGAACAGCTTGAATGTCTGGTGTTGTATCTCTACCATCTGAAAAAGTACAAAGAAATTTTCCAGCATTCCTTGAACCAGAAAGTTCTGCTTCAATTGTTCTTTTTATGTCTTCACGTTTTTCCCTTGCTGGAATACCATTTGCAAAGTTTATGATGAATGATGGTGCAAGACCATTTTCAATTTGTGACAAATGAAATTGTGCAACATTCACATCAAGTTCAACATAATTCCATGCACCGATCCAATCTGGTTTTGGATAATAGTATGAACCAACTGAATTCATTTTAACACAAAGAACTTGGTTTGGATAAGTTGCTTTTTCATGTGGATTGAATGCACGTAGTTCAGTGTATTTTGCCCTTGAACCAGCAGACCAATCATGTGAATGATAGTAAGAATCAACTTTACCATCTTCATCAACGTGACCACTTCGCATTGTTTCATATGGAAGAACTTCCATTTCAACAATCTGTGTTCTGTCAACTGAATATGAAACTGAAATATAAAAACCACCGTGAAGTTTCAAATCCATACACATCAATTGTATGTCATTTTTTCCAATCTTGTGGTTTATCAGTTTATTAAATTGAACCCATTCTTCTGGATGTTGTTCTTTGTTGTCTGCATCAATACCACCACCATAAATCCATGCTGAAATTGAATTCACCAATGCGTTCTGTGTTGCAGAATTTTGATACAATCTTATTGTGTGTTGTGGGAATAGATTGTCCAATCCGTACCAAATAAAGTCAGAACCCCTTTTGACAACTTCTTGTGAATCTGTCATTGAGTAACTTGCACCCATTGAACTGAACATATATTCTGTACTTGGTTTAGTCTTTTTAGCCATTGTAAGAAATTGAATTTGGAATGATTAATGGTTCAACACCACTTTGTGAATTTTGGAAATAGTCATTCACAAAATTATCATTGTGGACAAGTGCCATTCCATTTGTCACCATACCAATAATTGATGAATCATTTTTTGTAGTTGCACCAGAATCACCAAAATACACTTCATAGTCAAACAAACCAGTTGTGTCAATATTTATGTGACCTGGTCCAACATAGTCATCAAGATACAAACTGAATTGTTTGCTTCTTGGATAATTATCAACATAGTTTGAATTTGACAACAATTCTTGAAAGTATTCTTTCTGTGTTGCTTGTTCAATCAAAACAATGTAGTAAGTTGTTCCAGTATAGTCAGTGTTAAAGTTTGGTGTGTATTGTCTTGTCAATGCACTCTGTGACTTAGAATTTGAAATGGTGTTTGCAAATACCCTTGAATATACATCCAAAGAAATCACATTCTCAAAACCATTTGAACTTCTAAGATGGATCATCAGACTTTTTCTTTTTTGGTTTTACTTCTTCAAGGTATTGTGGAAATTCAGCCATCAACCTTTTCATCACTTTTTCATCAACCACTTCATTCAAGTATATCTTTGAACGACCTTGATAAATTACGCTTCCGATAAATTCTTTTTTTATTTTCATAGTATAAAGATATAAAAAAAAGGATGATGGAAAACCCACCACCCTTTATTCACTAACAACTAAAAACTAATTTATTCTTGTGGTGTTGTGTATTGGTCTGAAGACAATGCAATACTTCCACTGAATGCAGTGAATGGATTTGCAGTGCTTAGATTGTATGCTGGAAATGGTTCAGAACCAATCATCTGAAGTATGTATCCAACATAGTCTGAATAAGCTACATCACCACCATGTGCATATGTTCCACCAGTCACATCAATTCCATTGTCAACACCAAGAAGATAATACACTCCGTTGTTGTCTAAAACAATGCATTGAAATATTCCTTCAACAACATTTTGCATTCTTGCCCAACTTTCTTCTGAATCATGTGAAAGGTGAATGTCAAGTGCTTGTTCATAGTTAACTGCACCACCACCACCAGTTGTGATTGTTTGATTGAAAGAACTTGTTTGTCTATCTAAGTCAAACTGAAAGAAATCTAAAGAACCAGCAGTTGTCAATGCAGACACTTCACCAGTTGTTGCAGATGCAGTCACACCAGTGATTTTGTTTGCAGAATACCAATTTGCAAGAAAGATTTGTTTGATACCACCAACTTGTCCTTGGCAAAAATATCCTCGACCTTTATCGATTAAACATGACATATTTTATATTTTAAGAATTAAAGAATTGAAGATGGTCACTAAAGACCACCTTCTTATTCATGTTTTTATACGAACCAAACAACATCAGCAACAACACCAATTTGTGTTCCTATTCCATATCGCATTGTTACACGATAGTTGTCTGAACCATCTAATGGTGTCATGTCAATTGCTTGTGCTAATGAATCAGAATCAGCAGTTCCGATTCCAACAAATAAGTTGTTTTTGTTTCCAACCATTGCTTCACCTGATGCAATACCTGGACAAGATACCAACTTGTATCCAACGAAGTTTGTTTGTCCACCATTCGCAGATGCAAGATTGTATCCAGCACCAGTTTGACCAACTGCAAGATTGTATGCAGAAATTGTCACTGGATTCACATATAGATTTGTGTTTTCAAAATCACCAACAATTCCTTGTGGCATTGCTGAAATGATTTCTTGTAAACCAGCAATTACCGTTGCTTGGTCATCTATTGCATTTGTTAGTGTAGTTGCACCAGCAGTGTTTCCACTTGCTAATTTGAAACCATTAAATGCCGCATAACCAGATGTAGTTGCACCACCCATCCAAATGTTGTGTTCAATATCAGCTTGAACGAACTTTGCAACATATAAAAGTATTGCATCAGCATAGTCATCTGGCACACCAGAATTTATTGAATATGCATCACCTTGCCACCAAGAATTGAAATTCTTTTTACAAAGTTGTAAGTTCACCATCAAGTCAGTGATGTCAAGAACTCTTTCACTTAAGTCAGTTGTTGCAGTTGTGTCAAAGTCACATGCACCTGCTTTGATTAAAGCTGATGCACCAGTTCCAAAAGACATTACTGGAAGAACTGCTTTGTATCTCACACCATCAATAAGTGTTATATTACCACCGTGTAAAGATGGTGCAGAAACTACTGA